AGGCCAGGATCTCCGACGAGGCGTATTTCGAAATCTCGAACGTCGGCATGTTGTAGTGCGACTTGAACAGTTGGGTGGGGAACTCGTGGCCCTTGCCGATTTCGGCCCGGTCATCCTCGTTCACAGGAATTTTGGCCCACGGTTTGGTATTGAGGTTCGTGTGACGCCACATCGCCGCCACCAGGTTGGCGGCGCCGATGGCGGTCTGCTTGCCGAAGCCCCACCCATTCATGAGCTCGTTTATGTTCGCCATCGCTACTTTTCCTCCTCGACCGGCGCCGCCGGCTTGTGACCCGCTGGCGTGGGCGCCTGATTCCAGCCCTTTGATAACAGCGGAGACAGCGCCTCCGCGGTCGCCTCGACTTCCTTGATCTCGCCCTGTGGGGATCGCATGTAAACTTGATCTGCCATTCTCGTTCCCTCTTTCAGCGTTATGGGTTGTAGGATTCAATCAGCCGCACCGGAATTTCGAAGTATTCGAAGGTGGCCCCGTCCTGGCTGATCACGACGGTGTTGCGCCTAGCCAATGGCAGATTGATATCCATCGGCTCGCAATTCGGGTCAATCGGCGTGTGCAACATCCGGAGGCTGCCGCCCGCAGGGATGTCGTTCACGATCCAAGTGAATAAGTCCTCGTAGCCGACGTCGGCCACTTCCGGCGCGCGCAGGTACAGAGAGAAGTCATGCACGAAAACCAGCGCGCTGCCGAGTCTGCCGGGCCCACTGCCCTGCCAGGCGATCATAATCGAGCCAGGCGGCATCGACAGGATCGCCAGGCGAGTGTTGTTCTGCGTGGGCTGGCCGAACACGACGGCATTCTCGGTATAGAACTGAATGTGGCTGGCATCGCCCCCCAGCGCGTCCACCAGGTTTGGCAGGGATTGGAGCGCCGTCACCCACTCGGCCAGGATCGTCTTTGGGTTAATCATGGAGTCTGCCCGGCCCGCGCCATCAGCGAAAGCTCGACCAATCCGTATGGGTCGGGCTGGCGCACCGTGGTGACCACGAACTGCGATCCCCAGGCGGTCACCCAGTCGCCGCGTTGCGGGAAATTCGGCAGGTCGGCGGGGTTGACGGCGATCTCTTCGACGTTCGCCGACGCCCCGGATTCCTCGCGAACCCTGGCATGCCGGATGATCGTGATAGCGACGGGATCTCCGGTCGCCACCCCGGCTTCGACCGGTTGATACACCACCGGCTCGCCGAACGCCTGTTGCATGATGGCGTTCGCTGCCGCGTCGATGATGGGCCAGCCGGACATAGACAGTTGGAAAAACGGGGGCGGTCGCAGTTCCGCCCCCAGGTTGCTGCGCAGCACCAAGCGGTTGCCGTCAGGCGTTGCTGGCGAGCGCGTACAGGACCCAGACTTCGATCTGGCCGGCGGTGAGCGGTCCGGTCGCAATCGTAACGCTGATTTTGCCGGCTGCCGACATCTTGAGCGGTGTGGCTGCGCACGTAGGTGCGACCACCGCATCCAAACCAAGCGACGCCTTGCCGGTTGCGGTCAAGATGGAGTTGGATGCGGAGCCAGCAGCGGTTCCAATCGCGACCGTGGCCGATCCCGATGCGGTGACTGCGGCGGTGGAGTTCACGACGCCGCCGAACACCACCGCGTTCGCGGGAATCGTGTCGCTATTGGCCGGCGTGCAGCTCGCGCCACCGTCGACCGTATAGTCGTAGAGCGCGTGCGCGACTCTGACGCCGTTGACTTGGCCGGAGAAGCCGGGCACGCCAAAGAGCACGACATCGACGGTCGCGTCTCCGGTCAGTTGCGCGGCCTCCGCGTTGCCGATCAACAGGTTGCTGCCAACCGTGCTGGTGGCCTTTTTGGCGGTGTCGTCCCAATAGACGAGATCGCCCTGCGCGAAGACGCTGGCGTCCTTCACGATCCGAACGACGCCTTTGACCTGGCCCTCCACTGCGGCGCCGGATACTGCGTCTCCCGAGGCCACGGCGAAGATGTTGCCGACCTTGAAACCGGCGCCCGAAAGCACGTCATAGGGCGCGGTGAGCGAGAGGACTTCTCCTCGATGCACGAAGTTCTTCATGGATTGTTTTCTCCTGATTCTTGGAAACCGGGCGGCGCAGGCCGCCCTGTTGATTACCCTTACGGTCGTGCCCTTACGCGGCTCCCGTATTCTTCTGCAGGCCGCGGTATTCGATGGCCGCGGCGCCGAAGTCCATGCGCGCCTTCATCTCGACGCCGTCGACCTCGAAGCCCTGCTTGGTCTCGAAGTACACGCCCTCCTGACCCTCGAGGAAGCAGTACTCGACCGTGTCGATCTGGGCCGGATCGGCGAAGAGGTACCAGGCGGTGAGGCTGCTGTCGTCGAGGCGCGGTTCCACAACCGGGACCAGACTGCGCACCCACTCCGGAACGACCTTGGTCTGATCCGAAGACGCGATGTTGATCGGATAGATCAACTGGAGGAGGTAGCCTTCCAGCGCCGCCGGAACCGCAACGTACCTCGGGACCAGGTTGAGATGCGTGCCGGCGGGACCCTTCTGAACGCGCATCTGCGCCCGCGCCTTGGTCACTGCCATCAGGGGGTTGGCCGAACCCACCGTCGGGTCGATTGACGTGCCGGGCGTGCCACTCAACAGGTTCTTGTGGTTCGCGTGGAACAGCGCGGTGCTCACGGTATCTCCGGCGTACTTGGCCGCCGAAGCGCCGGTGATGACGGACCAGACCGTCGTGCTCTGCCGCTGTGCGGCGGCCGAACCAAGCTGTTCCGATACCCGCGTGAAGGCCTGGAGGTCATCGTTGATGATCGAACGCCGGGTGATGCGCACAATGCCCCCGAATTCGGCCAGCGAGTAGCTCACCCCGGAGTCGGTCAGCACCGCCGTGCGATACTCGCCGCTTTCGCTCAGCGGAGCGAGCTCGGCCAGATCGTGCAGAGCCATGCGGTTGATCGGCTTGAAGTCGGCGGCGGTCGTCTGCCGGCAGAACGGCCGGAAGGTCTGCGGGAACGCCTGATACGCCTGCCGGAGCGTCTTGTTCGCGACGTTGGCCAGGATCGAGGGGAAGTCCGATGTGGATTCCGCGCCGCCCCCGAAATACGAGCCGCTCATCCCGATGAATTCCGGAAGCCTGCGATAGTTCAGCGCCTTCTGCGCAATCATGTCCTTCGACATGCCGCGCGTGCTGATCCCCGCCGCAGTGAGGGCCTCGCGGGCCATCTCCATCAGACTGAACCCGACATATTCCCGCGCCATCTCCGCACGCTGCCGCTGCACTGCGGGCGTCTCGTTGCGGTAGAGCATCGGGTCGATGCGGAACAGGATCGCTTCCTGCATGCACGCGAGTCTGGTTTCCCCACCATCGCGGGTGATCGCGATGTGCTCCTGCGTGTCGTGCCGGCTGCCGTCGACCGCCCGGTCCGCCATGGCGGCCAACTCTTCCTGGATCTTGGCGCGCGCATCCGCCAGCGTCACGCCGCTGTCGATCATCGCGTCCACGAATTCCTGGGTGAGGCCGTACTTCGCCATGGGCTTCCCAATGGCGCGAATCTCGGTCGCGGTCGCGAACCGGCCCCTGGCATCTTCGGCCGATACGCCCGAGGCAATCAGCGTGGTTGCCAGCTTCTCCATATTGAAGCTGGCGCCCAGCGCAGTGATGCCGCTCACCCGCTGGCGCTCCAGCCTCGCTCCCTCGGCGCGCGCCGCGTCGAGTACAACCTGATCGGTACGGGCTTCCGTGCCCGGTTGAGTCGCCTGTTCCATTGTTTCCCTCTTTGGGCTGGTTGCCCGTCCTGCATCCGCACCAACCGCGGACAAAAACTGCGTGCTGAAATCCGCCGGCACGGTGATCGCCGACACCTCGAATGGCTCCCAATCGGTAGCCACCAATACCGGCGCCTGGCTGCCGCTCGGGTGCGGCGCCATAGTGCCATTGCCGTTGGCATCCTTGGCCGGGGTTTTGCTGTAAATCCATGTGCCGAAGCTGAGGTTTCGAACGCGGCCCGAGGCGATTCCGGACCACAGCCGGTCCGTATCCTCGTTCTCGCCCTCGACGCCGAACTGGAGCGTGGCCATCCCCTGCGCTCCATCGGCCCACGCCTTGACGACCGATCCTCGCTGCGCCTTGGACCCGACCTGGCCGGCCACCATCGAACGGAGGTCCAGCCCGCTCATGTGGCAATCGAATACCGGAGCGCCGGCATTGAGGCGCTCCATGCGGCAGCCCGCCATGTCGAGGCGCAGCATGTATGGCTCGCCGGTCTCCGGATCGATGCGCGGAACCGTTTGGCCGCCATACCAGACCACGTCCACCGTACGCGCTTTGTCGTCCAGCGTCGACGGCACGAACGAAATCTCGTCGGCCGCCGCCGCGAAAGTCTCGCCGGGTGGTTGGTTGACATTTTCGAGCAGCGCCATGAATTCCTCCTGAGACCTTCGTCTCCCCTTACGTCAGGTACGTGCGCGTCGCAGCGGTCCAGTCGCGCGTCGCGCGGTGCGAGGCGCCCGCGACCAGCAGTTCCCTGACCATCCCCAGGTCCTCCTCCGAGAGCGCGGCCATCCCTCGGTTCTTGGGCCCGCCCGTCGCCGCCTTGCTGCTGGGGGTGCGCTCCTCGGTTCCCGCAGGCTGTTCCTGGCCGCGGAGCGTGGTGTTGCGCGGGTCGCAATCGAGGATAATTTCGAGCTTGTCGACCAGCTTGTTGAACAGCGCAATCTGCCCGAGCTGGGCGTTGGGATCGTACCCGTTCGCCAGCACCGCTTCGAACCACGTGATGCGGCCCATCCGGATGTCCTTCAGCGCGGCCTCGGCGTCCTTCACCGGATCGACGGATTCGAATCGCGGCGCCGTCCACTGCGTCGCGTACAGATTGATTGCCGGATCGTCGACCGCGCGCGCCGGGATCTTGCCCAGCAGCACGAGGGTGTCGATCACGCGGCGGCGCACCGGCATACAGAACATCGGGATCAGCGTCAGCCACCGGTAATTCTCGATGGTGTTCCGAAAACCCAACTGGCCGCCGCGCCAGGAGGAATAGTTCACCTTCGAGAGGTCGCCGGTCATCAGTTCGTAGGGCAGCCCCAGGCCGGCGGCGATCTCCTCCAGCTCCGTGGTCTTGTATTCCCGGTAGCCGCCCAGCGCCTGCGGATTATTGAACTTCACGTCCTCGCCCGGCTTGAGGTACGCCGTCATGCCGGGCTGGAAGCTCTCCACCGGGTGTGAGGTCAGCGGATCGTTGCCCTTGAATCCAAGCCACGATCCTTCGATGCCTTCGGGCTGCGTGATCATGGCGACCACGCAGGCCTCGATCTTCTTCCGCACCCGCTCCGCGTCCGCGTAGTCGTCGAGGTCGCGAAGCGCCAGCATCACCGGCGTCAACCACGGCACGCCCCGGATCTGGCCGGGCCGCAGCACGCGATACGTGTGCAGGATCTGGTCTGCCGGAACCGGCTGGCTGAGGATGCCGCCGCGCGGGTTGAGGATCAGCATGCCGCCCGGATGATACGTGAAGATCCAATAAGCCACGCGGCGGCCCAGCAGGTCGAACTGGACTCCCTGCATCACGTGGCCGTTGAGTGTGCCCATGGTGCGCGCGTGGTCCAGGAAGTCGGCCTCGAGCAATTGAAGCTGCAACGGCACCCGAAGGTTGTCCTGCGCCAGGCGCGGCCGGAAGCGAACGATGGACTCTCCGCTCTCTGCCATTGTCCGCATCACCAGAGCCTGCATACCGTAGAAATCCAACCGTTGCGGCGTGTCGCAGGCCTCCACAAAGTAGGGCCACTCCGCGTCGATAATCTTGTCGATGCCAGCGTTGCCGGTCTTCGACTGCGGCACGATCCCGGTGCCGACTCCATTGCCGACCAGCTCCTCGGTCGCCTTCACCGCGTAAGGATTGTTCCGGACGAGGTCGCGGCTGCGATTGCGCAACCACACGAGCGACCCCATCAACTCGACGTTGGCGTCGCTCGATGGCGCGTACCAGCCGTGCGCCCGCCGGCCCGCGGACGATCCTTCATAGGAGAATCGCTCCGCGTGCCGCTCCAGGTAATCCTGGGTCAGCGTGAGCACCGCACGCGCCTGCATCCGGCGTAGCGCGTACCTGGGCGCCACCGCCTCGATGGTGCGGTCAATAAGATTCACGGGTTACCAGCGGCCCCACCCCGGAAATCCCGGCCCGGGGAAACCGTCGCCTCGGCGATGCTGTGCAAGCGTGGATTTGCTGTCGGAGGCGCCGCCATACGTGCGGATCTGGTCCTCGATATCGGCCTTGGCCTCCCGCAACTCAGCCATGGAACGGTAAGTCACGTCACGACCGTCGGGAAAGCGCACCCGCGATACCTTGTCTCCGATTGCCTGGTTGATCGAATCGAGGTTTGCCTGCAGTTGTTGGAGGGTCAGCGCCATATCACCGTCCCGCCGCCAAGCGCTGGCAGCATGTCTTTGAAAACGCGCCGAATAAAGATTCCCGAATTCGGATCATTTGACTTGCCTTGTTAGCCGCAAAGAGTGATGAATCGTCATGCGAAAGAGAAAAGCAGATGGCGGCAACGAAGAGCACCAAAAAGAACGCGTGGAAGCCCTGGCACGGCTTCGCGATTGA